GCAAAATACGCTGATTGTGGTAGACCTTCTGCTAAAAAGGGAAGTTTCAATGCAAAAGGAGAGCCACTACCAGGACAAGTTCCATTCAGAGCAATAGTGGAAAAGAAGAACAAGCGTTCCGTTTGGACGGTGAATACCAAGGGCTACAAGGGAGCGCATTTCGCAGTCTATCCAAAGAAACTTATAGAACCTTGTATTCTTGCAGGATGCCCCGAGGGAGGCACCGTGCTTGATCCATTCACGGGATCGGGAACGACTGCTGTTGTTGCTCTTGAGAACAATAGAAACTTTGTCGGTACTGAACTTAATCCTGAGTACATCAAGATCGCAGAGAATAGAATCAAAGAAGAGATCCCGAATACCCTTGCCTCAGTCATGGGCTGAGGTATACTTACCTACATGAAGTTCTACACCAATGTTGCTATTCGCGGTAATCGTATTCTTCATCGCGGCTACGAGAACGGGAAGCCGTTCACCGAAGAGGAATCCTTCAAGCCGTCTCTATTTGTACTGAGCCAGAGATCGCAGACTTGGAGAACCCTCGACGGCAGGTATGTCGAGCCAATCGTGTTCGATGACATCGATTCCGCGCGCGAGTTCGTGGACAAGTATTCCAATGTCAACTCATATCCGATCTACGGAAACACCGACTATGTGTATCAGTTCATAGGCGATGAATATCCGAAGGAGATCGACTATGACATGGATCAGATGCGGATTGCCTACATCGACATCGAAACAGAGTCGGAGGAAGGCTTCCCGAACATCGCCACGGCAAACGAGCGGGTCAATGTGATCACTCTCATCTGCGGTCACAAGAAGTACACCTTTGCACTTGGCAAGGTGGACAAGTCCAAGATGCCTGGTGATTTCCTTGTGAACCTGTATGAGAACGAGGAGCAGATGCTTGGCGACTTCATGCTCACATGGCAGTCTCTTGGCATCGACATCGTGACAGGATGGAATGTTCAGTTCTTCGACATTCCCTATCTCGTCCACAGGATGCGTAGGCTGTTTGGTGAATCCTATCCGAAGAAGTTCTCCCCGTGGGGCAAGTTGAAGGAACGGACAGTCGAGATCAATGGGCGAGAGAACATGGCATATGAGATCGTGGGCATCAACACCCTCGACTACTATGATCTCTACAAGAAGTTCACATATGTCACCCGTGAGTCCTACAAGTTGGGGCATATCGCACAGGTTGAACTTGGTGAGACAAAGGTTGCATATGTCGAACATGATAACTTTGCCGACTTCTACCGCAAGGATTTCACCAAGTTCGTCCAGTACAACATACAGGATACCATACTTGTGCAGAAACTTGAGGCAAAGTTGAGGCTGCTTGAACTCGCGGTCTCCCTTGCCTATTCTGCCAAGGTGAACATGCAGGATGTATTCTCCCAAGTACGGACTTGGGATCAGATCATCTACCACCATCTTCATGCGAAGAAGGTGGTCATTCCCCCCAAGAAGAAAGGAAAGAAGGATGCGTCATTCGAAGGTGCGTATGTCAAGGATCCACAGGTCGGTATGCACAGATGGGTTGTGTCGTTCGACCTCGACTCTCTATATCCCCACCTCATCATGCAGTACAATCTCTCACCAGAGACTAAGACAATGGGAGGTATTAGAAGGAGCATCACCCCGTTGGCGATACTTAAGGACGGTGAGAATAGCAAGAGCAGTATCCAACGAGCAAAGAAATCCGATCTCGTTCTTGCTGCGAATGGTACGACATATCGACGGGATGTTCGCGGTTTCCTTCCTGGACTCATGGAGAGCATGTATGAGCAGAGGAAGAACTACAAGAACCTCATGCTTGAGGCAAAGGCGCAACTCAAGAACGATTCTGGTTCCCTTGACAAGGGAACTATAGAGTCTCTGAAAAACCTGATATCCAAGTACCACAACTTTCAGTTGGTGCGCAAGATTCAGTTGAACTCGGCATTCGGTGCAATCGGCAACGAATGGTTCCGCTACTATGATGAAGAGATCGCTGAAGCCATAACCCTGTCGGGGCAGTTGTCCGTACAATGGGTAGAAAGAGAACTCAACAAGTATCTCAACAAGGTGATCGGAAGCACAGATGTCGATTATGTGATTGCAATCGATACAGACTCCGTCTATCTCAATCTTGGTCCGCTGATCGACAAGGTCATGCCGAATGAGACCGATGATAGGAAGATCACCCTGTTCATCGATAAGATTTCCAATGATTCCATTCAGAAGATCATAAACAAGTCATATGATTCACTTGCCGAGCATATGAATGCCTATGAGAATAAGATGCGGATGAAGCGGGAGTCGATTGCATCGAAGGGTATTTGGACTGCCAAGAAGAGATACATGCTCAATGTTCGCATGGGCGAGGAGAATGTCTATCTCAAGGAACCCGAACTGAAGATCATGGGTATTGAGACGGCTCGTTCATCGACTCCCGAGGCTGTTCGCAATGCCCTCAAGAATGTTATTTCAGTCATCATGAACGGAGATGAGTCTGCGGTACATGAGTTCGTTGCCAAGTTCAAGAATGATTTCCGTGGGCTTCCTGCCGAGAAGGTGGCATTCCCCCGAGGATGCAATGGGTTGTCTGAATATTATGATCCCAACAGCATATACAAGAAGGGTACGCCGATTGCCACCAAGGGTGCATTGATCTACAACAACACCATTAGGAAGATGAACTTGTCGGGAAAATTTCATGAACTAAGGGAAGGGGACAAGTTGAAGTTCATCTATCTTAATTCTCCAAATCCAATAGGAGAGAAAGTGATTGCATTCGGTGGAAAGATTCCCGATGAGTTTGGTCTATCGGGATTCATCGACTATGATCTTCAGTTTGAGAAGACATTCCTTGAGCCTTTGCGTACTATTCTTGGAGTCCTTGGATGGACGGATGAGAAGGTGGACACACTTGAAAGTCTGTTTGGATGAAGTTGACAGAATCATTTTGTTATCGTTGAATAGCAGCATAACTATGCTATAGTCTATATAACCCCAAAAAAGGAGACAGAAAATGAATGTGAAGTTGATTAGACTACGGACAGGTGAAATGCTTCTTGCTGATACCACCGACAATGGTGGAGCCTACAATCTCAAGAAGCCAGCATGGATTGCACAGGTAAAGTCGGGAGAGTTCGCCCTTGTTCCTTGGCTCCCCCTTGCCAAGGAGGATGCAGTTGATATTTCCAAGGATAATGTGATCTATTGTGTTGAACCTGAGACAGGAATTGAGAATGAGTACAATACTGCCTTTGGATCTGGTCTTGTGATGCCAAATAGTGGAGTCAAGCCAGTCAGTCTCAAGTTGTCAGGAGAGTAAAGTGAACTTCCTAAAGCAGATCGTGAAGGAATCTGGCAACAAGTTTGCCAGCATCGTTGAGGATGGAATCGAAGGTGCGGATGTCGCGGGATTCGTTGACACAGGCTCCTATGCTTTCAATGCGCTTCTTTCGGGATCATTGTACGGAGGAGTGGCGGACAATAAGATCATCGCCCTTGCGGGTGAGTCTGCGACAGGAAAGACCTATTTCACCCTTGGGATTGTGGCGCAGTTCCTCAAGAACAATCCCGAGGGCATGGTCCTTTACTTTGACTCCGAGCAAGCCGTGACTTCAGATATGTTCGAAGGTCGCGGTGTGGATGCTAAGAGGGTTGCTGTGTTCCCTGTGGCTACCATTGAGGAGTTCAAGACGCAGTGCGTGAACATCGTTGACAAGATCCTTGAGATGGACGAGAGCGAGAGGAAGCCGATGATGATCGTCCTCGACTCGCTTGGAATGTTGTCCACCGAGAAGGAAGTCAATGATTCAGCAGAGGGAAAGAATGTCCGCGACATGACTCGTTCTCAGGGAGTCAAGGCAACATTCCGAGTTCTCACAATGAAGTTGGGCAAGGCAAGGATTCCCCTTGTGATGACCAATCACACCTACGATGTCATTGGTGCATATGTCCCGACCAAGGAAATGGGTGGTGGCAGCGGCCTGAAGTATGCAGCATCCACCATCGTATATCTTTCCAAGAAGAAGGATAAGAATGCCGATGGAGATGTGGTTGGAAACATCATTCATTGCAAGTTGTACAAGTCTCGTCTGACCAAGGAGAATCAGCAGGTCGATGTTCAGTTGAACTACGATACTGGTTTGAATCGGTACTATGGGCTTGTGGAGATTGCAATCAACCATGGAATCTTCAAGAAGGTATCCACTCGCATTGAACTTCCCGATGGCACAACGGCATTCGAGAAGAATATCAATGAGAATCCCGAGAAGTATTTCACAGATGAAGTGATGAAGCGGCTTGAAGAAGCCGTTGCCAAGGAGTTCAAGTATGGCGGATCGCAAGGTTAGGATTCTCTGCAAGTTTCCATCCAGGTCACGACCAGATAAGTTTAAGGAAGTATTTTCGTTGTACAAGAAAATGGCATCTGGAAAGCACGAATTGATTTTCGTGCTTTCTTTTGATTCTGATGATGAATCGATGAACAATGATGAGATGAAGAAATGGTTGTCTGAGCAGGGGGATAATGTCCACTGGTTCTATGGAGACTCAACAACGAAGATATCCGCAGTCAATGCGGACATGGATCGTGGATGGGACTTCGATATCCTGCTGCTTGCATCGGATGATATGATTCCCGTAAAGCCTGGTTATGATGATAACATCGTCAAGGACATGCTTGAGCATTTTCCCAACTTCGATGGAGTTATTCACTACAACGATGGACTTCGGGGTGACAAGTTGAACACCTTGTGCATTCTAGGCAAGAAATATTTTGACCATTTTGGCTACATCTATCACCCGTCATACATCAGTGTGTTTGCCGACAATGAGTTCACCGAGGTGAGCAATGCTCTTGGCAAGGCAAAGTATATTGATAGGGTGATCATACAGCACAGGTGGATGGAGCAGGGTAAGGATGCCCTCTATCAGAGGAATGAAAACCCTGCTCTCTATCAGAAGGATCATATGGTCTATTCATTGAGGAGGTCGAATGGCTATCCATACATCCCAAGGAACTAATATTCTTGTCACTGGCGGCACGGGTCTCGTAGGATCATCGATTCCATTTGGAGTTAAGCCTACTAGAAAGCAGATGGATCTTCTTGATCGTTATTCTGTTTTGTCATATATCCAAGCATATCCCGAAGTAGACACCATCATTCATGCCGCTGGCTTGGTTGGTGGAGTCAAGGGGAACTCAGACAGGATGTTTGATTTCCTGAATGAGAATCTCATGATGGCTTGCAATGTCATGGAAGCCGTTGCCAAGAACGATCAGATCAAGGAAGCGACATTCATCCTGTCAACCTGCATCTATCCTAAAGATGTCGAATATCCCGTGAATGCACATGATCTGCACAAGGGAGAACCTCATCCCACGAACTATGGCTATGCCTATGCCAAGAGAATGCTTGAG